TTGGCGGCGGCGGTTCAAACGAAAGTGGCAATGCGGGCGCAGGTGGCGGCGGCGGGTCAGGAGCGAGAGCGAGCTTTTACGCTGTTGATGGCTCGGGCGGTGTAGGCATTCTCGGCCAAGGTAATAATGGCACAGGGTCTATATCTAGTCCCGGCGGTGGTGGGTCAGGCGGTGAAGACGGTGGCGACGTTATAGGCACGGCACTGACAGCTGGGTATTCGGGGTCTTTCGGCGCTGGCGGGTCATCGCAGACACAAAGCACAGGTGGCGCTGTTGCTAATCGAGGCGCGAACGGTGCTGTGAGAATACTCTGGGGCGCAGGTCGAGAATTCCCATCAACTGATGTAGGGCAATCATAATGTTAAAAGTAAATTTGACTACACTAGTCGCCACAAGAGAGGCGCCACCGAAAAACATACGCGGGCTGGCGCCGGTGTCCCTGCAGAACCTGCAAACAGCTATCGACCCAGTGCCAGAGAATGTATTGGGTGTCGAGTGGTGGCCCGAGGTGTACACGCCACAAGTGTTTGACGCGGCGGTGAAGTACGTGAGCGGTGAAGTGTTCATGGTCGACTATGCCAACAGAACAGTAATAGTTACCGATGTTTTGAGCAGCTACACCGTAGCAGAACTTGCAGAGCGTGCGGCAGCGTATGAAGCTGAAGCCGTTGCCTTTTTTGCAAATGTAGTGCAGCATCACTTAGACAGCAGCGTGCAACCCTACAACTACGACAGCATATTATCACTGTGTACTTACGCCACCTCACCTACGGCTAAATTTGCCAATGAAGGTGCGGCAGGCATTGCTTGGCGGGATGCGTGTTGGTCACACACGTACACGGTACTTGCAGCAGTAAAAGCCGGTAGTCGTGCAGAACCCACCGCCGAAGAGTTGGCGGCAGAACTCCCTGCACTAGTGTGGCCGTCATGAATATTCTAGGTAAGCTGTTCGGCAGCGACAAAGCGATCAGTAAAATGGTGGATGGGGTGTATGATGGGCTAGATGCCGTCGTTTACACGTCCGAAGAGAAAGCGGATAACTTCCGCAAACTGCTTACATTGTACGAACCGTTCAAGATAGCGCAGCGGTTTTTGGCCTTGATCTTTGGCATACCCTATGCCCTCGCATGGCTGGTAAGTTTTGGCATGTCATTCTTCGTTGATATAACCTTCCAGCTACAGTTGCTTAGTGGTACTATGGGCCAGATTGTATTGGCCATAATTGCCTTCTATTTTTTGGGGGGTACGCTTTCCGGGTTTAAAAAATGATAGAGTATTTGGTGGTTCACTGTTCGGCTTCACCTCAAGGTCGGGGAGACACCGCCACTACCATACATCGGTGGCACCAAGAGCGGGATTTTGACGGTATTGGGTACCACCGGGTCATATTGGAAGATGGCACCATACAGTGTGGGCGCCCTGATTACTGGTTCGGCGCGCATACACGCGGCTACAATGCTAAATCGCTAGGCGTATGTCTTATCGGTGAAGGTGGTGACGCCACTGAACTACAGTTAAAAGCACTTGTTCAGGTTATAAACGAGTGGTTAGACGTGCACCCTACAGCTGTCGTGATAGGTCATAATGACCTATACTCGGGTAAGACTTGCCCCGGCTTCGATGTAAAAGATTGGTGGGGTGATGCTAATGAGTGACTACACGCCAGAGCGACGTGCTGGGGTTCTTACACTTAGCTCCGAAGAGGTTAGATTAGTGGTGCGCGATGAAAACCGTGGACTAGCTGAAGGGATACGTGGGCTAGTCTCTGCAACAGAAAAAATGACCGGGGCAGTCAACGACCTTATTGCCGAGTCCCGTGTAAACGATGAGAAATTCGCTAACATAAACGCTCAGCTGACCCATAACGGTAAAGAAGCCGAAGAAGCTAACGCATCACTGCTCCACTTATCCACTACCGTAATCCCTGAAATAGAACGACGTGTAGCACTTAACGGCTTCAGTGTGTCGACCTTTTGGAAAGCTACCGCCGCCATAGGCACACCCATCAGTCTTATAATCGGCTACATGTACACCAAAATGGAAGCCCGTGACGAACAAATAACTTCACTGGTCGCAGTGCTTACCGAGCTATTAAAAGGCGTCTAGCTTTATCTGTCATGCTCCGCTAAGTGATTGTTCACCGCCGTAGCCACCGCATTAAAATCTACATCTCTGCTGCGCACAGCAAAGGTCAGCGCGGGGGCGTCAAGCGGATTGCTTTTAGTCGGTAGTGCCACATGGTTGCTCGCGGTCATTAGCCGGGTCAACGCTCGGGGCCTAAACGGTGTGGGGTGATCGTCATTTCTACATGACTGCCCATACCCTGTAGATTTTATCGCCAGCATTGCAGTGACAAATTTCCCCTGCGCCTTGCGCTCAAACTCTAGCCGTTGCATCAACGGGCTTTCCAGCACCTTGAAAATATCCACAGCGGTAACGTATACACTAGGCCACATTTCGATAGCGGCCTCGGCTGCAAAATCAATATCACTCTTAGCCATGCCTGCCATAATGTTTTTGGCTTCCGTTGCTTTGGGCGGCTCTACCAGTTTCTCTTTATCCACGTCCATCTTAGATAACCAGCGGTATACACTGCGGCCCCACAATGGCATCCCATCTTCATCACGCTCTTGCAGCCACTCGTTAAGCGCAGTGAAGTAGTGCCCCTTGCGCCGTGTACGCACGTTCTCCATTACGTAAAATCTGCGATCGCCATCCGGTATGGCTAAAGCATTGGCGTGGTTGGACAGGAACAGGAACGAGGTGTTGGCTACTACGCTGCGCTTTTTTTCATGTTTGGAGTTAATGGTTATGACCTGCCCGCTGCGAGGGTCGACATACGTTTTCAGTTTTTCATAGGCCCCATAACGGCTGTTGCCGTCTACGGCCTTGGCCTCTTCAACCACCACAAAGGCTTTTTCACGCCATTCATTGAACTGGCTGTCGCCGGTGATGTTAGCCAGCTCTTCAGTGGCGCAGTTGGCGGCGCCTAGCAGCGTCTCTATCATGTCCGCTAGCGTCGACCGGCCTAGACCCTGCTGATGGCCTATCATTACCATGGCGGTGCCCCTGAAGCTCATGTCTTGGCACTTAGCGGCTATCGTTTGCAGGAAGTAATGGCGGTCATCTTCATCCGGTATCAGGTACCCTATAAAATCCTCAAACATCTCGATATGGCGAAGGTCAATAGGGCCGTTGCCCCAGCTGGGCGCCGCGAATAGGTTTACCTTGAGCATACCGTCTTGCTTTATCAGCCGGGCGTTAGTGCTGGCATCGAACGTCGACCCGTGTACAACCACCCTAGCCGGGGAGTTGCGCCACATAGCGGTCAGCGGTATACGTTTGGATTTACCGTCAAACGTCTCTATCTGCACCTTGTTAGGGAACATGTTATTAAATGCCTCGGGGGCATACGCCATAGTGCGGTCTTTGGATTTCAAATCACGAATTTTATTTTCAATCGCATCGAAAACGTACTTACTGGTCAGCTCTGCCGCCGGGTCGTACATGCCAGCCTCGGGGCCACCAGTGGTAGCCACAAAGGATAAGAAGTCAGGTGTCTTGAACGCTGAGCAGCTGCCGTGAAAGCAGTTAAACCGCCGCACTGTAACATCGTCAGAACAGTACCCGATAGGTGAATAGCCAGCGGTTATATTACCGTCAGAGTGTAGGTGCGACTGCGGGCACACCACATCGAAGTACTCGCCACCGTTATAGGCCATTACTTGCTCTTGACTGTATAGCCACTCTAGCACCGGGTCGATAAAACCGTTAAGGGCCTGCGCGGTAGGTGCCAGCGGTGACCATGGCGAGGTGCCCGTGTTTACACCACCCCTGCGCTTTAGTGCTTCGTCAGCATCTACAAGCACCTCTTCCCAGTTGGCGTTCAGATTCAGGCCGTCGATTATCTCTTGAGGGGTATAGGTTACTTCGTTAATTTCAGTGACCCGGGAAACAAAGCCACCCTTGCCGTCTTTACCGTTAATGCCTTCGGGCATACGTACCCATTTGTTAGGCAGCTTGCCGCCGTCGTCACTGGCACCGGATTCGTACACCAGTTGAACTAGTGCAGTGGCAGGGCCTAGACCTTCTACGGGTTTGGTGAGAATGTAACCCCACTGCCAATTCCCCTCGCTGGTTTCCAGCTTGTATGACGGTTTAAAGGCTTTAGGTATTACAGATTCTTTTACTTTGGTGCCTATGTCGTCAAGCACTATGAGGTGCAGTGACGAAAAATCCACTTGCCGGTGGTATGTCCTGCCGTCAGTTGTGTCGGGTGTAAACGAGCTGGTCGATATGTACAGTGACTTGGGCGCCGAGGTTTCCAGCAGCTCATACATGGCTTCTTCAGGCTGTGCCCACCACCCCGCCGAGCGTGGCGACTTAACACAGGTGACAATGTTAGCACCCGGCAGCAGGCCCGCATGGTAAATACGGTCAATAAAGTTTTCCACTTTGTGCGCGTTGTACTCTCGGGACTCGAATTTTATGGCTTTCAGCGCAGTGGCGCCGCCAGTGGATGGCGTCGGTGGTGGGGCTTCAGCCGCGGCCATGTCCTCTAAAGCGCCTATAAGGTCTTTATTGGGTTGCTTTTTAGCAGGGGTAGTTGTATTCTCTGGCGTATCAGTCATGGCAGTTAGTCCTGTTCTGGTTGTACATTTGGGTTGGTAAATAGCCTCGCCGGGCAGTCGGCGGGGCTTTTTATTGCCTATTATTTGCCGTATCTGGCCATTATTACCGGTTCCGCTTTCAGGGGTAACCCTTCGGCCCACTCTGGAGTGTATTCCATATACCCCTGTAAATCCACGGCCATTTGTGCAGCTTCACTTTCAAACACTTCCAGTATGGCTTCATCGTGTACATGCCCCACCACGGGGAAATCGTCAGCGTCCAGCGCCTCTAGGGCCTCGCGCATTAAACAGGCCGACGCGCACTGTGTAACATTCTCCGCTAAAAAACCGCCCCATAATCGCATGCGGGGCCATTCGTCAGTGCTGTCGGCTTTAGGTTGCACGCTGGCTTTCATGCAGGTGACCGTGCCATCGTCTATTCGGGCATACGGGTACTGTATAACCGTGTCATTAGGCATTATGCACATCAGGGTACCGCCCAGCAGATTGGCCACATATATGTACCGTATGCGCCCGGCGTGGTGAACAGTGGAAGGGTTGCGCACTGCGGTTATGGCAGCATACGCCAGCTCGTCCCAAAACACCCCGGCCCAGCGGTTAGCTTTGCGCCAGCGGTCGACAATATCACTAACCACATCATCGTCAAGCGTCAGGCCGTAGTTCTTAGCCATGGCCTGAAACGCGCCTACCGCCCCGCCGTAGCCGAGTGACAGGTTAGCCACTTTGCCGATCTGCCGGTCAGGTAAGTCCATGGCAGACGCGGTTTCTATGTAAATGTCGCGCCCGGCCCTGAACACGTCCAGCACCAGCTCACTCTTGGCGGTGTTAGCCAGCCATGGCAGCATTCTAGCCTCTATAGCAGACCAATCACCCACCACAAACACATGGCCTGTAGCGGGCACTAGGGCGGGCCTGAGCAGCTTGGCTAGTGTGTCCATTACCGGCATAGGTATGTCGCCGCCCTTGCGCATTATGCCGATAAGCCGGGTAGTGTCTTCGGCGCTGTAGCAATCCCGTTTCATGTTGTGCAGCTGCAGCCCTTTGGAGCTGTACCGCTGTGTCTGGCCAGCGCCAGCGAATATAAAGGCACCGTGTACACGATCAGTGTTGGGGTCAGCCATGGACAGCATACGGTTGAACTTGGCCACACTAGACTTGCCGCCTTGATCAATAAGGTCAATAACCTCACACCAGTGAGGGTCTAATAGGGGGCAGTCTAGCAGCTGGCTTCGGGCCGACTTGTCTAGCGTGTATTTTACCGGTGCGGTTTCGTTTTTGGTGGCTTTGGTGATGCACTGCAACAGCTTAGGCGTACCAGCGAACTTGGCTACAAGGTGGTCGCGTAGGCGGCTAGTGTGGGTAACAGCGGTTATCAATCCGTTAGTCAGGGTGGACAGCTGGCGCCCAAGCTCTGCTTTCTCATCGGCGGCATACTTCTGTGCCAGTGTAGCCAGTTCACGGTCTATCTTTACGCCCCGGTCGTTAATACGCTCGTTAACGCGCCAGTCATGTTTGTCCTGTTCAGACAGTGGGCGCAGCATAGTGGTAAGCCCTGCCGCCGCCTGTGAGTCTTTCACACAGTACCGGCCCATTTGGCCCAGTAGCGCCGGGCTAGATTCAAACTCGCCGGTCTTCTTATTGGGGATGCACATGCGGCGGATAAGCGCCGCGCCGGTGTGGTCTTTCTTGTGCGTGGCTTTGGTGGCACGGGTGGCAGCGTCTAGGCCAGCTGGCAGTGCGTTTACACGGCACTGTGCAGCGGTGCACACCCATTTGTCAGGGTCTAGCGCCGGGAATCCGTAGTCGGGTACCGCTATGTATTCATAAATTAGTTGGTCGAAGCGCGCATTATGCGCCTCGACTTCATCGGCAAACTGTAGTGCCAGCACCAGCTCTGCCGGGGCTGGGGTGTCGGGATACCATAACCACACTTGCCCGTTATGCTTATTAATAAACGAGCATAAAAGAATATCGGTAGACGGGTCGGCGGCGTATCTATCGGCGCCGCAGGCTTTTAAGTCCACATGGCTCTTAGTTTCCATGTCAAGTGAGATTACGATAGGCATGGTTAGTGGCTCCTGCCGGTAGGGAAGGGCACAACATTAGCGGCGGTGTCGCCGGTGTCGCCGGTGTCGGGGTCGGGGTCGGTGCCGTCGCCGCCTGAAGGGTCGTACACCATTTCATCCCCCACCACTCTTATTGTGGGGAGCCTAGACACCATGTAGCCTATGGTGTCCTCTACCTCGCGCACCATGCCGTGTATGGCTCCCACCTTGTCCGCGAAGTCCATCTCATCCTCATCCATAATGTTATCGACTTCAACTTTAAGGGCGCTGCCGAGTATGTCCATGGCTTGAGCGGCGACAAGCAGCATAACTGCCGGGGCCGGTACATGCTCGGGTATACCGTCATCAACTAGCTTTTGCAGTAGCACGTTTATCGAAGCATGGGCGGAGTTAGATATGTGTGTTAAGTGTTTTTTTGACATAGTGTACACCTTACTTTGTTGGGTTGTGAATATGAAAACGGCCACTGGATAGTGGCCGATCTGGTTTACAGGTTTTACAGGTTTTACAGGTTTTACAGGTTAATCTTACGCTTTAGCTTTGCGTCCTGCACGCTGTCGGGTGCGTGTAGGCGTTACAACAGCAGGCTCAGGCTCAGGCTCAGGCTCGACAACAGGCTCAGGCTCAGGCTCGACAACAGGCTCAGGCTTAGCGACTGCTTTTACCGGAGCCGCAGGCTCAGCCTCAGGGTCTGGGAGGTCAACCCACTCGTCAACAGTCAATACGGGGGTGTAAATCTTGCCGTATTTCTTGTGTTTGTAGCTTGAGGTGTCCAGTAGCACTACAGGGCAGACAGCAGCCTCGCCAGCTTTGGCGCGGTCAAGTATCTTACCTAGCAGTTCAGCTACAACAGCCTTGCCACCGCGAGAAGACACTTTATACAGCAATTGCATACCGTCTTCGGCGCCCTCTATACCTTTCAGCGCGAACGCCACTTGCGCGTCCCACTTAACGCCAGCGGGAAGGTCAGGCAAGTCTGCCATCACTATTGCGCCAGTGCCTGCTACGGCCATGCGCTCGTCAACCAGCTTGCCGTCGAGCCATGCAACATACCCTTGAGCATAGCTGTTAGGGTCGATAACAAAGGCCGAGTCAGCACCCGCGTCGGTGTCCTCTGCGCCATACACCCACTCACCGGCTTTAGTCATTTTCAGGAACAGGAAATCGCCTGAAGTGTCCGCAGGAGTGGCCGCAGCGGCGGTTTCAAGATTGTCAATTAAACTAGATATTACGGAAGGTAGTGCCATGATAATTTCTCTCTGTTTTTAGTCTAGGTTTAGTCGTTCATGGCATTGAGCTGAGCCAAGCCTTGAACGGGTAAAGCCGCAGGTCGTTTGTCCGACTCTTTGGCCAAGGTTGTGCCTGTCGACACACTACTAATATACTGGGAGTAGCTTTTGAAGTCAACCTTTTTCTCTTTACACAATTTCTCCATTTGCGCTGGAGACTTTAGTTTAAGGTCAAAGCCCTCTTCCAGCTTGATTTTTTTGGCTTTGCGCACCTTGTCGGCTACACCCTCCACGTCGTTCCACACTCGGGTGGCGCGCTTGTTGACCAGCTTAAAGCCCTTTATCTGTTCGCCCAGCTCCAGCTGTTCGTGGGCCATCTTCTTAACGGCTTTGGCCCAAGCCTCAACTTCCTCGGCCATGGGTAAATACTCCGCCAGCTTGTCGGCTGTCAGCTCGTTTACACGGGTAGCCTTGAGCGCTGCGCCCGTTTTTACGGGGCAAACAGCGTGTGCAGGGCAATACCGACACCAGCTCCCCGCATTGGGCATAGCTTGGGGGTCTTCACTGGCTTCTACAGCGCGCAGGTAGTCGGTTTCAAACCGGTCAACCACGTCCATGTCAATCACCCATGTCTGCAGGTCTTCACCGTCGTTGTTAGGTTGTATCACCGCTAGCACTACTGTCTCAACATTGTCAAACCACGGCATAGTACCGGCATCGGTAGCCGCTGCCAGCGCGTAAAACAGCAGTTGCTTGTTGTTCTCGACGTCCACGTTAACGAAACCGAACTTGTAGTCGAGAACCACAAGGGTTTTCTTGTCTTCACTGATCGCCAGCAGGTCGATAGACCCGCCAATGTCCTCGTCGATCTTGACGAACGGCTCGACCAGCCTATCGGTCAGGTCGTAGCGAACGTAAAGCTCGTAAAGCGCCTCGGCAGCGGGGGTGGCCTTGTTGTCTACCAGCTCTTGGGTCAGGTATTGACCGTTGTACTGGGCGCCGCCTGTTAGCTGAGTATTGAAAGATTCGCCGTCGCGAACGTAAAACTCCATGCAGTTGTGTAGCATGGTGCCCTCGTCAGCGGCGGGGTTGCTACCACCGTCTAGTGTAAGCGGTACTTCATCACTGAGCCGCTGCCAAGCGGGACAGCCCATGGTTCGTGCAGCGGTCGAACCGCCATATTTTAAGTGCGTTGCCATTATCGGGTGTCCTTTGGTTAAGTATGTTTACAAAGTAGCTAACTACTCCAAGTCAAGGCGCGCAAGTAAGTCGTTAGCGCCTTGTTGGCTTATCTCTTTCTGTAACCAGATAATCAATGTGCCAAGTATTATCTTAGTTTTAGCAAGATCTTCTTTTGTGCTTTTTACTTTGGCGGATAATTCCTCTACTTCTTCGTTCATAATTCTAAGCTCCTTTTATTAATCTACGAATTCAATTGAGGGACATATTTTGTCGTGCTTTGCTTTGTAATACTCGGCTATAAGGCTGGGCGTTTTGCGTACCGGGGCCGGGCTATAACCTCGGACTAGTGAAAACAGTTTTTGGTGTGGGTAGCAGATAACGTGGTGGTACTTCCCACGTTCGGCCATGAACGTAAAGTGCAGTATGATAAGTATTATCACCGTGAACACCAAAGTAAGCGCCGCCTCGAACATCAGCACCCCTGTCGCGATAAACGCCGCCACTGAGCCGATGCCAATCCCCACTGCAAACATAACTGCCGCCGCAGCCAGTGCTACCATTAGGGCCATCCCTAGCGAACAAAACATAACAAAAGCTAGATACCGTACATAAGGACAGAGGTTGCTTGGTATGTTACTTGTGTATCCTACGCGAGCTAGGAAACGGTAATGCCATGCTGATTTAGTTATTTTCAATTTACTTACTCCGTTTTTTGGCCGCTGCTATCTTGAAGCAGGCAGTACATGCCTCGTTTCCGGTGTACCGCAGCGTGCCTTTGCACTGTTTACACGCTTTACCGGTATAGGTTCTTAGCATCCGTATCTGTGCACCACGGCGGTTCACTTACCGGTGGGCTTCTGGGATGCATGTAAAAGCGCCGCGATCACCATAGATATTTGCATGTTATGCTCTTTGGCCAGCGCTCTAATCTGCCGGTGCAGCTGCTTAGGTATGTTCCCGAAGGTAGCTCGGTTCTTTTGATCTACCGGGTACTCGCTGCGGAAATTTACTTTGGTGTGGATGACGCTGTCGTTAAATGCTACTGCTTTAGCCATGATTGACTCCTGTTAATTTTCTTCAGAACTGGTATAGTACACTATATGAAAACAGAAAAGCAACTACAAAACTACATTAAGACTACCGCCAAGCGTAACGGCATCGGCTTTTATAAGCTGGACTGTGCCGGGCAGACCGGATTCCCCGACGTGCTACTGGCCTATGGCGGGCACTCACTGTATATAGAACTGAAGTCGCCAGCAGGCACTGGACGGCTCGCACCGCGCCAAAAAATTATGCTCGATAAACTAACCACCCAAGGATTAGAAACGTATGTCATATACACCCAAGCCCAAGCAATCGCTATCATCACCGGACTTATTGAACGAGAACCAGCAGGCCGCTATCGACCGCTTATATAACCACGACCAGACCATACTGGTGGCCGGTATGGGGAGTGGCAAGACTGTAATAAGCCTAACGGCCATAGCAGACCTAATGGCAGACGGGGTGCTAACTCGGGTGCTGGTGTTCGCACCGCTTAAAGTGTGCCAAGAGGTGTGGCGCCAAGAGGCGCTAAAATGGGAGCATACGCAAGGTGTAAACGTGACGTTCTGCCATGGCAGCCCAGCACAGCGGGAAAAAGTGATAGCGGCCAAGGGGCCGGGCATCACCCTATTGAATTTTGAAAACATGGCGTGGTTTTTCACCACTTACAAGAAAAACCATGGTTTCGACGGTATGCTAATCGATGAACTGAGCAAGCTCAAGGGTGGCGGTAAAGGGTTTAAGAAAATGCGCGCCCATGTGGACAGCTTCAAATGGCTGGTTGGCATGACTGGCACACCCGCCGCTGAAGACTTTGAAGGGCTTTTTTATCAGGTGTACGCGGTAGACAAGGGTGAGCGGTTCGGCCAGCGCAAAGACTTATTCTTACGCACCTACTTTTTCCCAACGGATTACAATGAGTATAACTGGGCGCTGCTACCCGATGGCGCCGAGCGTATAATGGCCAAACTATCAGACCTTGTTTACACAGTACCTGATTACCGGCATGAACTGCCAGCACTCACCATGAAAAAACATCTTGTTACTTTGCCGCTGGCACCGCACACGCTGTATAAGAACTTTGAAAAAACGCTAGTCCTTAACATCGACGGGCATGTGCCGCAGACCGCAGACAATGCGGCGGTAATGTCGGGGAAGTTACAGCAGTTGGCCAGTGGGTCGATGTATATGGAGGACGCCTATGGTGAGCGTGTAGACGTGTTTAGCTTACACCGGGCTAAAGACGTAGCGGTTAGAGCGCTGGTAGACTCACTGGGCACCGAGCCGGTAATAGTGACCTATTGGTACAAGCATGAACTTGAGCGGCTGGAGTGGCTATTCCCTAATGCTGTTAACTTGAATGAGCCGGGCGCTAACGACCGATGGAACGCTGGCAAAATACAGGTGTTGTTAGTGCAACCAATGAGCTGTAGTCACGGCTTACAGCTGCAATTTGGGGGGTGCAAGATGATATTCTTCTCGCCTATATGGTCTAACGACATAGTCGAGCAAATGATCGCAAGGGTGTGGCGTAAAGGTCAAGTGTCACCGGTGACGGTGTGGGAAGTGGTAGCGGTCGATACCATAGATGAACTGATAATCGACCGCGTTGCTGGGAAGAAAAAATTCGACGCGCTATTTCACTCGTTGCTGTAAGCGGGCCGCTGGACTAGGCTATCTTTCCAGTCGCAGGTGCCAGGGTTGTATGATGTGAACACTGCTGCGGGTGAGTAAGTGGGGCCTGCACTCCAGCCACAGGATAGTTGGTCAGGCTCTCTTTCATGGAAGTAGCCTTCATCATCTTGATCCCGCGCCAGCCAGTTATAATCAGGATGCACATGCGACCAGTCAGCGCTGGGGCTTGTTAGGGCTAGGCGGTAGGTGGTTGAGGGGTTTAGCTTCCCACCGAATTTAGTAAACCAAGAAGTGTGTTCGCCAACAAAATACTCGATAGGCGCTTCCATGTGGTGCTGCCAAACCAATTCGCGCTGTTGTTCTTCCGGTAAATCTTTAAACATTGTCATAATACGTACTCCGTTAGTTGAGTTTGTAGTAGTTGTTGTAAGCCTTGAACGTCGGCAGCCCAGCCGTTAGCCTTCTCTGTGAATATCTCGACCGCTAAGGGCTGGTCATGCTTAGTGGCGCGGGCTGCCGCCTCTTTAAAATAAACATACCGGTCTATGGCGTGGTGCAATTTGCGCTGTATTACAGGTATTGATAGGGGCATGTTTACACGCTCCCTTTAACAGTGCATACACCTACACACTCAAGGGGCTTTTTCATGCTGTATAACCACATATCCACTTCAGCCTCGGTCTTGCTGGTGTCCAGTAACACTTGACTGTAGTAAATGTCCTCCCGATAGGCGCCACCGTCTTGCACATGCTGTGTTGTTTTTAGCCGCGCCAGCCTTGCTACTAATTTGTTAACGTCCGCCGTCGCTATGTCTATTATTAATGAAGGCATGTTTACACGCTCCCTTTAACAGTGAAAAATAAAGTCCATGATATTTGTTTGCCCAGCTTCACACGGCTGGCGTGGTGAGGTGCACCGGTATAGCCAGCGGCTCTCGCCGCGTGAATAGCGGCTTGTAATGTGTTGCGCTGTATTACTGTAGCTTCAGACATAGTCTTATACCTCGAAGATTGAATTAATGTTACGGGCTTTATTGAATAGAGCGTGTGCCAGTGCCAGCTGTACCGGGCACGTTAGTAGCGGGCGCTCGGCAGTCAGCTTGGGCGCGAATGGTAAGGGCGGCTTGACTACCGGCACCGGCACGCTGTGCGCTGTATCCGCACCCGGTCGGTAAAAGGGATTCAGGCTATACCGATAGGGGCTAACCGTCGTGCTTGATTTAATAACACCCTTAGCGACTAGGTTGTGTATCACGCTCGCTATCTTGCGTCGTGGCATATCAAGCGCTTGTGCTATGGCTTTGACTCGCACGTTGGGGTTGTCCGTTATGTGCTGAATCACCAGCACCCTGTTAGCGTTATTCTTCGCTGTTATAGTCACTAGCTGCACTCCTTTGGCGTGCCCCAGTAGTACTGGGCCATGTTTGCACGGCAAATATCTTGCGCACCCTTGTTGTGTGTAAACTCGACAGGCGGATAGCCCGCTTTAATAGCCGCCATAGTGCTGTCTAGTACAGCGCCGGGCTTACCGGGTGTTGTTAATGCACCGACGCGGTACCGGGTGTTGTAGCTGTTCTTAGTCCATAGTGTTGTGGTGTACATTGTTGCCTCAATGCCCCTTGCGGGGCTGTTAGTTGGGTTTATGGATTGGCTTTGGCCAGCTTGTCTAGCTGAGCTATTGTGCGTTTCTTAATGTTCTTAACTGCGCGGGCTGGCGTCTCATATGGCCCGCCCTCGGATACGAAAGGGTAGCTAAGGTCGAAATCGTCGAATTTAGCTGATACGCCGTTACCATAGCCGCTACCGGTCACTCTATTACCGCCGTCGGTCATAGACTCGGCTGTGCGCCAGCACAAGCGACGTTGGAAAGCGGCATGACCTAGGGCAAAAGCTACGCTAGCAGGCGACCAAAAATCTGTGCCGTGCTTGATGCACGTCTCGACGCTAACAGTTTGACCGTTAGCCGTATTACGCCATATTGCCCAAACTTCTAAGCTGTACCCTTCTCGGCTCAGTTGCTCAAGCACCGCCATGATTGCCGCACCTCGATTAAGTATCTCGGCTTGCTCAACAGTCTGCGCCCGGCCCACATGCACTGCCACACGCAATAGTTTGTTGCCGCTTACCACGTCGGCTATGTCTAACATGGAATTGGGCACACCAGCTAAAAAGGCGGGGACGTTAGGTGCAAAGCCTTGTACATTATCAAATAACTCGGGCGACGGCACTGCGCCACCCCTAAGCGCCTCATGTGCGATAGTAATGCTGGGCATAGCGTCGGCGCCCTCTTGCCAATCACCGCCAGCTTGGGCAGTCTTAACAGCCTCATCTATCGACCAATCGCCGTAAAAGTAATCGCGGTAGGTGTCGGTGCTGGCTTCACCTTCAAAGCGCACCTTATCATCCAATTGTAGCTGTGCGACGTGGTCGCCTAATTCGCCTATGCTGTCAAATACTATGCTATCCATTATAGCGCTCCCAGCTTGAGCTGCTTGCGCTGGTCTGCACTCAGGCGAGCGCCAAAGCACTCGTTTATTGCCATGTCTTGCGAATCACCCATGGCCAGTATCGCGGCACCGCGCTTGCTAGCGCGGGGTGTTATAAGAACGTCTATGCCTTTTTCAGCGGCCAGTGCGCGCAAGCGCTGGACTGTAGCGACCCAGTTGCGGGCTATGCTGTCTTCAGTGCCGCCGTGCCGCTTGTACTCAGCTAGGCCGATAGCCAGTTCAAGATTCTCATCATAGCCCATGGCTATCATAGCGAACCTATCAAGTGTTGCACCGTCAAGCGACTGGCGCTTGTACTGCGCTGTTGCGCCTTGCCCGTTAGTGTTCGCACATGCTATGGCTATAAAATCGGCATGGGCTTGTTGGGTGCCGTCCGGGAATGCGCAAAAACCATTGTCTAGTGCGGCATTGAAAGCTATCAGTGCTGCCGGGCTTGAACCGTCGTACTCGTCAAACAAGAACACCCCGCCTTGTGTAAACGCGTCATAAAACTCTGTTTTCTGGTAGTCGCCTTTGGCGTCAATAAAGCCCAGCAGCTCGTATTTCTGCAATATAGCGCCGGTACTATAAAAGGGACGCCCAAGCGCGGTAGCGGATTGCTGCGCTAGTGTTGTCTTGCCAGTACCGGCGGGGCCAAAGCAATAGCAATGCATACCGCCGTTAAGCCGTTTGACTACTGTTTCTAGTAGCGGGTGGGCGCCGGTAATAGCGATGGGTGTTACCCGGTCGACAGTAGTTAAGTGTAGCGTAGTGATCGGATTGCTGTATTTCTCGACCATGGCCTTTATAGCAGCTTCGTCAAGTGTCTGCGCGGGCTTTGGCGTTAGTGTAGCGACTAGTGCGGCCAGTGCTGCAGCTGTGCCGTTATCGGCTATAGCTGTCACGGGTGCTGCCACGGGTGCTGCCACGGGTGCTGCCACGGGTGCTGGCGTTGGTGCTTGGACTGGGCAGGCTGGCCAGTCACCAGTGCTGGGGGCATCAGGGTTGACCCAGCCTAGGCTTACAGCGGTTTCGATAATCGCGGCGTCGGTTAGGTCAGTCTTATTAACACCGTTAGCCGACAGGGTGCGGCGGGCGGAGCGTAGTGCTGTAGAAGAATAGTTCATGGGTGGTGCCTCTTAAGTGTGCCCCCGTGGGGGCTTGGGTTTGTTGGGTTGATCTTACTGGGCGCGCAGTGTGCCGTCGTTACAGGCTAAGCAGGAGTCATACTTAATGCTGTCGATCGTTTTCTGGCTAGCTCTGAATTTGAAATCGCAGTGTGTACACACTACAAGTAGCTGTCTGTTTTTCTGCACTTTCTTACCGCTGAGCGTCGGCGCTACTGCACTGTGCGGTATAGCGCCCAGATCTTCTACTATGCCTGCAATGTGCTCAGCGAGTTGCGGCCCGGCTACTGTAGCTGTAAAGCTGGACTTGCTGCGCCCCGTTGGGCCGCCCTCTAAGCCAAACGCCTTACAGAGCGTGATAAAAGGGCCGCTGTGCCCGTGCGCGTTATCAAGGGCAGCGTGCGCATATTCATGCACGGCTACTGCTAGCAGCTCGGCACTGTCGCGGGCGTCGAACGTAGCGGTCAGAAATACCTCATTGTGCCCATCTTTACTCGCTTGACGTGCCCAACACTCACCCAAAACGCGGCCTTTTTTAGTGCCGGGCTTGGGGGCGGTTAGCGAGTACCGCACGGGCGGTAGCTCATATCCGGCGGCTATAATGCATGGCCCTAGTAGCTCGTCTTCTAGTATATTCATTGCGGCTAAAAGCCATTGTTCGCGAGTTGTAATAGCCATGTTGTGTACCTCTGTTTGGGTGTTGGGTTGGGTTGCGGGGCCGAAGCCCCGGCGGTTGGTAGTGCTATGAAAACCAGTGATCGATCACTGCACCACGGGGGCCGATCACTACAGCTTTATACCAACCGCCCGGCAATGTTGCTTTGAAAATCCAATTTTTATGTTGGTAAACTTCACTTGAGAACACTGCCCCTTGCGACGCGTACATGCGTAAACTTATATTCGCTTGGGCTTTTTGTGACTTTGTGGCTTCGGCTGGCTTTGTCATTGTGTGTACCTCTATCGGGTGTTTGGTTTATGGTGCAGTGCACCATGGCGGCCCCTTCTCGGGTGTAGGTGCAGTATACTAAAGCTGTCAAGCGCTGTCTACTGGTAGTGCACTGAATTAAATAGATAAGCTACTGTTTATGGGTGTTGATACAGCGGGCGCACAAAACACGGCACAGCAGCACTGGCGCGGGCTGGGCTAGTGGTTTGTGCGCTTGTATCATTTTTTAAGAAATATAATATCAAAAAAATAATACCCTACAGTTTGTGAGGGCTTTATAGTGTACTAGGAAAAAAACTAAAAGTTATGGCAGATTTGATACAACCGCACAAACCGGGGGTCTAGCCCGCGCCAACACTGGTGTATCATGTTTTTGTATCACCCTGTTTTAGGGCGCACAAACAGTAGCTTATCGCGAAACGCACATTCGCTGTCTGCGCACCCCATCGCATCTTCAGAGCGCCGACAAGGTGCCAAACAGTCGATTTAAGGGCTGTTTAGCTGCACGGTACCGCTGGTATCAATCAGTATACTAACATCGCTGAAACCCCCAAACACTGTATACTGGTACAGTGTTGACAGTAGCTTTATTGTGTGCTTATCACCCCCACTACCAGTGTACTGTATGTATGCACACCCCTGTGTGTTAGTACACTACTGTGCATACTAACAGTAGTCCATGTATGTACAGTGCTGTGCATACTAACAGTGTACGTGTAAACAGTACCGGGCACCCCCCTAGCCCTTGTACGTGTAAACAGCACTGTATGTGTAAACATGTAGCTTGAAGGGGCACCCCCCCATCCGATTTAAACTGCAAGTGCCTGTGCCTGTACCAACCCATTCACAAAAATTTGCCTATTTTATTATTAGGCCCCTGCTAGTAGCCTTAACTTGCATGTTTTATTACTAGTAGCCTTGTGGTATTCTCCCCACATGACAAAAAACGTAACCACACAAAACAGCGACCTGCTTCAGCCGCTTGAAGAGTTCCTTGACCGGAACCACCCCTCAAGCGACAAGTACATGCGTGCTGTAGAGCTTATCCAATCCAACATCATGCATGTAACCGCTAAGCTGCGGCACAAGCAGGTGCAAATTGTAAAGCAAGCCTTCACCGGCGCCCGCCCTAAAGACATTGCCCAGAACGTAGGCGCCTCGGCTAGCAGCGTCAGCAAGATAATAAACTCAGTGGACGGTCAGAAGCTGCTACAGCTGCTGCACTACCACCAAGTCATGCTGGAAGGCCCTAACATGGCCCAGCGCAGAAGCATGTTGTGGCGTATAGCAGGCGCCGAAGAAGAAACGAACCCCAAAACAAGCATTGCTGCTATAGAGTCGCTTAACAAAATGACCTTTCAAGATATGGAGCAAAAGCACATTGCTAGCCCGGCTGCCAAGGGTGGCAACTCTGTAACGATAAACATTAATCAAGACGTGCTGCCTCGGGGGGCCTTAGATGCTTAGTGAACGCTTTGACGTGTTCGGCACTGAGGCACCGCCTAACTTCACCGACGTGAAGCTAGAAGACCTTAGTCAGTACGGCTCCTACGACAACCAAAAAGACTTTAAGAGCATGTTCGGCAACAAGACCGCTGCCAACGGTGACTTTTGGAACCTGCCCTACGCCCCGCGTATGCAAATGGTGGAGTTCCACCAGCGCAGTGAGCGGTTCGCGTTCCTTATCTGCCACCGGCGGTTCGGTAAAACAGTCGCGTGCATAGCTGAGCTGGTCATTCGTGCGTTGTACACCAAAAAACACAAAGCCCAGTACGCCTATATATGCCCGTTCCGCTCACAGGCGAAAGCCGTGGCGTGGAACTACCTTGTGGACATGACATTAGGCATAGCAACCGATGTAAAAGTGTCAGAACTCAGTGTAACCTTACCTAACGGGGCGAAAATATGGTTATCAGGCTCAGACAACATCAACGCCTTGCGCGGGTTGTATCTGGATGGAACGGTAATAGACGAATTTGCCCAGTGCCGCCCCGATCTCTTAGAAGCCGTTGTAATGCCGTGTTTGCTAGACCGCAAGGGCTGGCTTGTCATTATAGGGACGGCTTATGGACGCCTAAACCAGTTCTTTCAGTACTATGAGAAGTCAAAAATCGACCCAGAGTGGTATCACGCCGACATAAAGGTGTACGACTCGGGTGTAATAGACCCCGTGGAGATAGCGCGCATCAAAAACGCTGTCAGCGAGGCGAAATTCCGCCAAGAATTCCTGAATGACTTCTCTGCAGAGCTGGTGGGTACCTATTACGCCTCAATAATCAACGAAATAGAGCAACTGGGGCAGATTAACCAAACAACACACTGGCAACCGGATTTAGATGTACACGCGGCGCTGGACATTGGTCGCGGCGACAATACGGTGATATGGTTCTGGCAGGAGACGCCGTTCGGTGTAAACGTGATAGACTACTACACCAATAACGGGGAACAGGCCCAACATTACATAGAAGTCATGCGTGATAAACCCTACAGGTATAAGGGTATTCATTTACCCCATGATGCCAAGGCCATGACGTTCGCCACAATGAAATCGGCGCTGGAACAGTTCATGGAAGCCGACTTCGGCCCTGACGCGCAGGTGGGGCTTGTACCTAAGCTGTCGATCGAGGACGGCATAGAAGCAGGGCGGCAGCTACTAAAACATTGCAATTTCGACTATGATAGGTGCTACTACGGGGTGGAGTGTCTGCGGGTGTACCGCAAAAAGTGGGATGAACTGAACCAAGTGTTCATGAAAACCCCGCTGCACGACTACTCAAGCGACAGCGCTGACGGTTACCGGTATATGGCTCTTATGGCCAACAAGGTGTTCCTCCCCGCGCCAACAGAACACGAAAGCATACGCAATGCGGTGCAGGCTAGTACTGAGTACAGCCTGAACGACTTGTTTACACAACGCGAACGGTCTAAAAACGGCAACTCTTACAGGAACAGACGGCTATGAGCGACACAGATACCAGCGTTAGTGCTAACATAAACAGTAAAGATGGATACGCCGACGACGCTGCAGGGCAATACAAGTACTGGAGTGAAGAGTTGGGCGTGTCTATTAAGGCCCGCGAAAAGTGGTGGAAAAAAGCCGATAAAATAGTCAATAGGTACCTAGGTGAATCCGACAACAAGCAAAACGCCGCCGAAGGCAGCAAAGGCTTCGACCTTAACCTGTTCCACTCCAACACAAAAACACTTGGGGACATGCTCTATGGCAACACGCCAAAGATTGATGTCTCGCGGCGTTACGCCCAACCGAAAGACGACGTAGGCCGTGTAGCTGCAGAAATGATGGAGCGTATGCTTAACCTTGATATTGCCGAGAATGGCGCCGAGGTTGATGCAGTGTTCCGTTCTGCGCTACAAGACCGCCTGCTAGCGGGGCTAGGCTGTGCCAAGGTGCGTTATGAGATGGACAGCGAGCAAGTCCCTGTAATGGACAGTATGGGCGTTCCAGTGGCCGACCCGGCCACCGGCGAACCTTTGATGGAAGAGAAGCTAATCAGTGAAAGCGCCCCGACAGAGTATTACTACTGGGGCGACGTGCTATGGGGCTGGTGCAGAAATTGGGCCGGTATGCCGTGGCTAGCGTTTCGGTCGTACATGACACAAGACCAGCTGCGCGAGCGCTGGGGTGATGATGTAGCCGAGAATGTGAAACTCAAAAAGCAAACCAAGTCGACCAGTGACGAAGCTGAAGAGGATTCTGATACACAATCAGCATGGCAGCGGGCCGAAGTGTGGGAGATATGGTGCAAAGAGTCCCGCACGGTGCATTGGATTGTACTAGGGTACGACAAACAGCTTGAGCAGAAAGAAGACATACTGGGGCTTTCAGGTTTCTGGCCTGCACCCCCGTTTTTTATCGCTAACGTGACGACTAGCCTTTATGCGCCTACCCCTGATTACGTACTGGCTCAAGATTTGTACAACGAAGTGGACAAACTTCAGACCCGCATTGCAGTTATTACTGAGGCTGTTCGCGTTGTGGGTGTTTACAATGCTAGCGCTGATAACATTAAAACCCTGTTCAACGACGGCAACGATAACGATCTTATCCCCGTGGACAACTGGGCTTTGTTTGGAGAGAATGGTGGAATAGCGGGGCAAGTTCAGTGGTTACCTCTGCAGGACATTGTGGCAGCGCTTACACAGCTCATAACTATACGTGACCAGACTATTGGCCTGTTGCAGCAAATGACTGGCATGGTGGACGTTATGCGCGGCTCACTGGACAATCAGTACGAAGGGGTGGGACAAACCGAGCAGAAGACAAAGTTCGGCTCAGTGCGCATACAGGCCCTTCAGGAGCAGTTCGCTCGCTTTGGTGGTGACCTCATGCAGATCAAGGCGGAAGTAATTGCGCGTCACTTTTCGCCCGAAACGATATACAAACGCTCGAACATGGAGTTCAGTGTTGATGAAAACATTGTGCCTGCGGCTATTGAGCTAATAAAGAATCCTGACGATTCACGCTTGCGGATTAACATACGCCCCGAGTCTGTTGCCATGATTGACTATCAAGCACTCAAAGGCGAGCGCACCGAGTACATGAACGCAGTAGCGACATACTTCCAGTCAGCGGCAGGGGTTATTGAGCAAGACCCTAGCGCAAAACCGTTTGTGCTGCAGCTGTTACAGTGGGGCCTAGCGGGCTTTAAAGGCTCCAGTGAGATAGAGGGTGTTATTGACAAGGCCATTGAGGCCAGCATGGAAGAGCAGAAAAATGGCGCCAACGACAAGCCAGACCCCGCGCAAGTTGCTGCACAAGCAGCCGCGCAAATGGAGCAAGCGAAACACCAAAATGCTATACAAGCCATACAGGCTAAAACGAAGTCGACTATAGCTATACGTGAGGCCGACATGGATGCGGACACCTACACCGCACACCAAGCGCATGTTCGCAAAATGGCCGAGATTGACGCTAACATGCAGTCTAAAGCTACCGAGATACAAATGAACCTGCAGGCAGACTTACTGACTGAGCAAGCTCAAGCCCAGTCTAATATCCAGCAGACACAGGCTACAGTGGCGGGCGAAATTGAGAAAGACATGGTCGAGCACAATATCAGCCTAGTGGAAGAGGAAGTTAAGACACAGGATGAAATGAAAAAGATCTTGTTAAATGCCCGTGCGTCCATAGAGCAGACCGTTGTAGCTGAATCGGTCAAACCGGAGCCTAAAACTAATGACGATTAGTACTAACGACCAAAAAGTAGATGAAGAAAAGTACAAAAGTAACTTCGATGCCATCTTCGGCGCACCTAAGCCGGTACAGCGGGGGTCGTTTACACAAGGCCCTGACGGTGTGGTACCCCGGGGGGAAGCGGTGCGGACAAGTGTAAACGGGCCTATGGTGATGAAGCCGCTACAAGACTTCGTATCACCTATAGACCAAACTGTGATTTCTTCACGCAGCCAGCTAAAGGCCCACAACGAGCGTCACGGCGTTACAAATTCTAGCGACTACTCGGAAGGGTACGTTGCTAACAAAGCTAGAGCGCGCAACGCGGCAGGCGAGAAGTACCTGAAAGACACTCGCCGGTCAGATATACACGATGCAATAAGCACTTTCACCCGATAACCCTACGACAAGGCTAAAATTATGAGTTCAATGCGAGATGATTTAAGCGCAGCGCTAGACAGCAATGCGGAAGAAGACGATACTCAAAACTACGAAGAAACACCGCAGGAAGTTGATTCAGTAGACGAGGGTATTGCCGATGAAGAAACTGAAACAGACGCGGAAGAGAGCAACACAGATAATGACGCCAACGACGCTGCCCCTGCACCCGACAGCGAGAAGTCAGAAGGAAGTGGCAGCGAGCTGGCTGCGACAGAACCCGCTTCGACGGACAGCATCAAAGCCCCTGTAAATTGGGGGCCTAAAGAGCGTGAAGACTGGTCAAAGATACCCCGGCACCTTCAAGAAAAAGTCATGGCTCGGGAGACTGAAATAAGCAACATGTTGAACACGACTGCGGACGCCCGGCGAACGCATGACGAATTCAGCCAAATGTCTGAGCGCTACAGCCATACGCTGTCCGATGTGGCCGGCAACACCCCCATGGAACGCGCCAATAATATTTTTGGCACGGTCGACATGCTTAACCGGGGCAGCAGCCAGCAAAAAGCCAGCTTGGTGGCCGACTTAATCCACCAGTACGGTGTGGACATAGGCCAGCTAGACAGCGCCATTGTAGGTTCACAGCCTACAGAGCAGCAGTCACAGAACAGCCAGCTAGAGCGTATGCTGCAAGAGCGCATGGCGCCATTTGAACAGCAGATGGGGCAGCAGCGCGCCTATGAACAACAGCAGCACCAGCAAAAACAAGAGCAAGCGAATAACGAGGTAGTGGAGTTCTCGCAAAACGCCGAGTTTCTATCCGACGTGCGCTATGACATGGCAGACCTGATAGATATGGCAGACAAGCAGGGACGCCCTATCTCCATGCAGAAAGCCTATGAAGCCGCCTGTTCGCTCCACCCACAGATACAGGCGGTGTTAGATCAGCGCAAGCAACAGCAACAGCTTGCCGGTGGTACTAACGCCATGGCTCTTAAACGTGCAGCAGCTTCAAGCATTACGGGTAGCCGTGGTGGCGCGGGTGGCGGCGGTGGCAGTCAAAGTATGCGCGATGCCCTAGTAGATGCATGGGACGGGCAAGGTAAAATTTAAGTACGACTAACCCCACCCTACGAGAAGGAAAATATTATGAATTTTGGCGCAGCAATAGAAGCTATAAAAAACCGCAGTCGAGTAGCACGGGTTGGCTGGAACGGTAAAAATATGTGGATAGTGCTTATTCACGCGGGCAATGCCTCTTTTAACGGGTTAGATATGCAGGATTGTATAGGTATGCGTACAGCCACAGGGGACATGCAACCGGGGTGGCTAGCCTCGCAAGCAGATATGCTCGCTGAAGATTGGGCTGTTGTAGAATAAAATATAATGTTGCTTTACTGCAGGGGTAGTGTACACTTCCCCTTCAGGTACGACTTTTCAATGGCGCGTGGCCAGCCTCGGTAGCACCACACCTAGCCCTTAGAATGGTTAATACTAGCATAAGTGGCGCATAAGCCGCCAAACTACTATTCATTTTAAGGAGCCAATCATGGCCTTCGCAAACGCAAACATTAGCGACATTCTCGCTACCACCATTGAGTCACGGTCTAAAAAGATCGCTGACAACGTGACGAACAACAACGCTCTACTCTCCAAAATGAAGAAGCAAGGCAAGATCAAGACGTTTTCGGGCGGCTACAAGATCATGCAAGAGCTATCCTTCGCTGAAAATTCAAATGCTGGCTGGTATTCAGGCTATGACCTGTTGCCCGTAGGCATCTCGGACGTTATCTCTGCTGCTGAGTACGACATTAAGCAAGCAGCTGTCCCCGTTATCATTTCAGGTCTTGAGCAGCTGCAAAACAGCGGTCGCGAGCGCATGATTGACTTGATGGAATCTCGTTTAGAGGTTGCTGAAGCCACCATGGCTAACCTTATCACTGGCGGCCTGTATTCAGACGGCTCAGCAGCAGGCGGCAAGCAGATCGACGGTCTGGAAGCTATGTTGCCTGTCGACCCTACCGCAGCACCTTACGGCGGCATTGACGGCGCTACCTTTACTTTCTGGCAGAACGCGGTAAGTGACAACACTGCAGCTAACGGCCTTGACCCTACTAAAATTCAGGGTTTATGGAACATATTGTGGGCCTCTTTGGTTCGCGGCCAAGATCGTACCGATCTTATTATGTCCGATACTACCGTGTGGAACGCCTACATGGCTTCTTTGCAGGCGCAACAGCGTTTCAGCAACACTAACTCTGCAGACGCGGGCTTTGCTACTTTGAAGTTCATGGACGCGGACGTGTGCTTGGATGGCGGCATCTACAACGGCAACAACGGTTCGGGTACCCCAGCAGGTACGGCATTCTTCCTGAACACCAAGTATGTCCACTACCGCCCCCACGCCGATCGCAACATGGTCAGCTTATCACCCAACAAACGCTACTCAACTAACCAAGATGCTGAAGTCCAGATTCTAGGTTGGGCGGGCAACATGACCTGTAGCGGTCGTCAATTTAGTGGCCGTTTCGACGCTAACGGTTAATCCTTAGCTTAACAGCAGGGGGAAACCCCTGCTTACAGAACGATAAGCGGTAGATAACCCGCATCCTTTTAAAAGCATTGAGGTAATACCATGAGTAATTTTAACGTATCTGACGGCTCTATCGGCGGTCAGGGAATCAGCGAGATTAGCGCTACACTGAAAAACCGTTTAGGCCGTGAATTAACGGCTGTTGATACGGCATCTTCAGATTACGGCTACGGCACTTTTATTTACTTAAAAGGTGTAGCTTCCACTACAGTGGGTAGTGTTGTAACTTTTGACCGTGGCGACTATCAAACAGCACTAAGTGTGGCTAATGCTATCGGCTCTATCGGTGTGGCTATGGCGGACTGTGTAGCAGGTCAATACGGCTGGTACCAGATCAGCGGGCGTTCAGTAATGAATGTTAAAGCAAATTTTGCGGCCAATAAGGTTGCCTACTTGTCTTCAACTGCAGGCAACGTAGACGATGCAGTGGTTACTGGTGATGAAGTGTTCAGCTCTTACAGCTTTACAGCAATCGCTACACCAGTTGCAGGTAAAGCCGAGGTCAGTATTGACCGTCCGTTTACCACTAATGCGTCCAACTAAGCCGCGCTAGGGTTTTGTAAGGTTTACACCTTACATCAACGAAACCTTGTCGTAGGGGTTGTAGGGGGGCTTAGGCCCCCCGATTTTTAGGGGTGATACAATGCTAGACTTAGGCGCTCAGAAAGGTAAAATCAAAGGCGTTTGCATAGTGAGAGACAGCAACGGTAACCCGAAATTTGACGACTGGGATAATATAGACGCCGTATTTCTGTCGGCTTTAACTGCTAGTGATTTAGCATACATTAAACAGCAGCAACAGCTCGGAGATAAATAATGGCAATTACCCATGGCACAGCAGCTAGAACAGCTTTAGCTACTGCTATACTCGGCGCTATAGACGTAGGGACAGCAGGTAAACTGGTCTTCCAAACAAGCGGCGAAGCAGAAGCTGCAACACTTACACTGTCTGCTACTTCAGGCTCAGTGTCCGGTGCAGTATTGACTTTTGCGGCTATAACATCAGATACCGACGCCACAGGCGGTACGGTAGACCGTTTTGAAGTACAAAACAGCTCGTCTACGGCCATAATGCTAGGCAGTGTGGGCACTTCAGGCGAGGACATTAATCTGTCTAGTCTAGCTATTGGCGCCGGTGACACCGTGTCCGTAAGCTCTTTCACCTATACCGCTTCAGCATAGAGGTTCAGGCATGAGCATTGCAAACCGAGTATGGGAAACCAGCGCCACAACGGGCAACGGTAATATTTCGCTTGGCGGAGTACCGTCTTCGCCGCTTGGGTATGTGACTTTTGCCACTAAATTTGCAGTTAATCAGCGTTTTACTTATTGGATAGATAATAGCGCAGGCAAGTGGGAGACAGGGATAGGATACATTTCTGGTTCTACGACTTTAGTGCGTGAGGCTGTCGAAGACACATCGGCAGGAAATACTACAAAAATAGTTTTTTCTGGTGCGTTGCAGGTTTATGTACAAACCAGCGAAGCTGTTGGCTTATACCCTCCTGCTGTTTCTATTGCTTCTCCGGGCAATGAAACTGCCGGGCCTATGGCTATCTCATCACATTACGACGCTTATAGTACCTCCTACAACAACAGAGTTACTCAGCTTTATTTAAATCCTTTTGTAAACTTGAGAGGTGGCGCAAAGTTTACAGCTTTTTCTTTATATGTTAAATCTGCTCAAACTGGCGCGATAGCTCGCATGGGTGTTTATTTAATTGACCCAGCGACAGGATTGCCAACAGGCGCCCCCTACATGGAAAGTGATAATATAGATGTGTCTGCGAGTGGCATAGTATCAAGTCTTTTTACAAATAATGTTTCAGGCATTGACACACCCATATCGCTGCCTTCTGCATTTTATTTAGCTCTAGCGTTTGACGACACCGGCACGAAAGTTCAGTCTTCAAACTGGACTGCAAACGGGACAACTTGGCAGGGAATTAACGCTAATAGCGCGCAACCAAATTATTATCAATCTTATACGATGGGGACTCCTACTGCCGGGGCAGCAGCATTTCCCACAATAGCAACAATGGGCGCTAGGGGCGAGGGCGTACCGTTTGGAGGATTGCTACTATGATAACGTGGAAAGAAAAAGGAATGTCTCTGCTGGATGCTTTAGGTGATGCCGGTATTTCTATACATCATAGAAATAGCATCGCCCATTGCTCTCCAAGTGAAAAAGAAAACGACGCACAGCTAATTATAGATAGCCATGACCCCGTCCCGTATGAGCGCACCCAAGCCTACGCTCGCATTATTGAGCAGGCCAACAGTGCAGCCGCGGCGCTAGAGTCAGCATACCCCGAAATCGAAAAGCGTACTTTTCTAAAGCAAGAGTCCGAGGCCCGCGCATACATCGCTGACTCTTCAGCAGAGCCACTAACTTTAGGCATTATTGCTGCGGCTAGAGGTATTGGCGTTAGCACTATTGCGCAAGCAGTAGTCACTAAAGCAGATCAGTTTACTGTATTGGCAGCCAATATTATCGGTGCAAGACAGCACGCCGAGGACTTAATCGACGCCGAAACCGACTGGAAAAAAATACAACTAATAAACTTAGTGGTTGCGTAAATGTCAACTGGACAGGGGCCGCTAGGCTCTAGGCCGGTAGGCGCTGGGCCTGTAGGGTCGCAGATTATTGTTGCTGCCACAGGCATAAGCGGCTCAGGTACGCCCCAAGCACAAGCTGCAACAATGTCCGGTGTAGGTGAAACAGAGAAAACGGGTACCGGCTCACCACAGGCACAAGCTGCCACCGCACAGGGTGCAGGCGGCGTGGGGGCTGTAGAATATGGCTCAGGCACAGTTCAAGCACAGGCTGCAGAAACAGCTGGCGCAGCGGTTATCAACAAGACTGCTACCGGCACAGTTCAAGCGCAGCCCGCAGAAACAGCTGGCGCAGCGGCTATAAACCGCACCGCTACCGGCGCAGTTCAGGCCCAAGCCGCAGGAACAGCCGGTACTAGCGTTGTTGACCCCGGCATAGAAGGCACAGGCAGTGTAAACGCTACACCAAGCACGGCGTCGGCTACTGGCGCTGTAATAACCGCACCTCAAATGCCCGCCACAGGCGCCATAACTGTGTCGGCACCTAGCCGCGTGTTTGGCACATGGGAGGCAACTAACACGCCTAACCCTGCAGCGGTGTACACGAAAACGGGCACTGACGCCGGTGTAATAACGATAGATTCGGCTACAGGTGCTGTCATGGCGGTGTCACCTACTGATGTGGACACCAAAGACACCTACAATTTCACTGTCACGGCAACCAACGACAAAGGTATCGACAGCACTAATGTAACAGCCAGTATTGTTCTTATTGCTGGCGACGGCATACCCTCTGCAAACGGCACAGAAAAGCCTACTTTCTTTAGTGGCAGCTTACCCTATAATATTGAAGAAGAGCTGGCAGTCGACAGTACAAGCGCAATAGTCATAGTCTCTAATGCGCTGCCCTACACGGCTAACGGGCGTATAGCCATATCACTAGGCAATGCAGTGGTTCGTGTAGACACCGGCACGCCTTTTGATTCAAACGGCAGAGTAGCCATGTCTACAGCGCTTACTGATACAGTTGATAGCGGGGTGCCGTTTACAGCTGACGGCCAGATTGCGGTGCGCATGTAGCTTTTTAGGCTAATATGGCGCACAATAGCCTTTTAACCCTACGACAACAACAGGTGTAAACGATGCAAACTGCAGAATTTAATCATGAAGACTTTGCCAACCAAGCGGAAGCCGATAAGGCCCTAATGGTTCGCTTTTTCTACAAAAACGTACAGAATAAACTGGAAAGCCAGACACTAGGGCGCCCAGTGTACAAAGAAAAAGAGTATGTTGAAATCCGCGTAGCTGGCCAGCGCGACGTGCAAGCCTGCCGCCCGGCTACACACATGGACAAGCAACGATTCAAACCGCATTACGACGCTTTTATAGCGCGTGTAGAGCCGCCCACTGAAGGCATGCCCTTAGCCGAGTGGTCGCTAATGCCGCGCACGCAGGTCGAAGAGTTATCGTTCATGAACGTAAAAACAGTGGAGCAGCTGGCAAGCATGAAAGACAGCAATCTGCAGAAGTTTATGAACGGCTACAAGCTGCGCGATCAAGCCGTAGAGTGGCTAGCTAACAATGACGAAGCCACCAACGACAAAGAAAAAGCCGAGCTTAAAGAGACTGTCACTATGTTACAGGCGGAAGTGGCTAAACTTTTAGCTATAGTTAACGTGCCTGAAGCAGAGGTTGACGAAACACCGGTCGACCCCAGCGCAGCGATAGCTGTGCCTGAAGCAGAGGTTGACGAAACACCGGTCGACCCCAGCGCAGCGATAGCTGTGCCTGAAGCGCCCGGCGGCATAAAACGCACTGCACGAAACCGCAAATAAGAGAGTGAATCATGGCTGGAAATACGGGTATAACAGCAAACACAATCCTTAACCGTGTTGCTGCTGAAGTGGGCATTGCGCCTATCGGCTCGCCTATGGACAGCCAAGACCCTTTCTTTATACAGCTACGGTACCTGCTTAACATAGCGGGTGAGGAACTTATGCAGGCGTACCCATGGGAAAAACTGGTACGCTCGCATCAAATAATCACCGTAGCAGGCACTGGCGAATACGACATGCCTGCCGACTTCGGTTACATACTTAACCAAACCCAGTGGGACAGAACTAACAACGTCTCTATGGGTGGCCCGCTATCGGCGCAGGACTGGACGTATTTAAAGGGGCGGGATTTAGCGTCTAACACTTTATACGCCAGCTTCCGCATAGCGCAGGGCAAATTTAACGTGTACCCTACAAACCCCACTGCTGGGCTAGACCTAAATTTCGAGTACATTACCACCCACTGGGCAATTGATGGCGAGTCTGACCCTGCCGCCCCAGTGTACGTGGCCGAAATATCTCAGCCCAGTGACATACCGATGTTTGACAAAACACTTATTACTCGGGCGCTAAAACTCAAGTACTTAGAGTCTGGCGGTTTCGACACCACTAAAGCGCAAGGCGATTTCAATCAGATTTTTGCCTTCTTAACAGGCACTGACAAAGGCGCCCCCACGCTTAATGCAGGGCGAGGACGCGGCGGGCCGCGATACCTTAACGCATATAACACTCCCGACACAGGGTTTGGACTGTGATAGGCACCGCCCGGGGCACCGCGAACAGACCTCAAAAGCGATCACACAAGGTAGCTCGCTACCCGGCACCTATAGCGGGCATGGACGTTAGTAAGTCGCTAGGTGAAATGGCACTTAACAGCTGCGTTTACACGTACAATATAATGCCGCTAGAGCTGGGCATGAAAGTACGCTCAGGTTACCGCGAGCATCAAATAGCAATTGAAAGCGCGGCGGGCGAAGGTGACGGCGTACACACGGTCATACCTTTTGACTCTGTCACTGAAGACGGCAGCAAAAACAAGATATTCGCGGTGACCAACGAAGGCATTTGGGACACTACAGCGGAAGGCGGCACACCCTCGTTAGTCGTTACGTTCGGCACCCAGTCCAGTGATGCCGGGTACGGCACCTATGCACACTATGTAGATCAGGGCGAAAACGACGTGCTTTTCTATGCGGACAGTGTAAACGGGCTGTTTAAATATAAGGCTGCGGATAATTCATGGGCCAATACCAGCATAACTACCGGTATAACCGAAGCAAACGTGCGCACGGTAACAACTTTTAAAAATAACGTGTGGTTTACACTCGCTGACAGCACAGTTGGGTATTACCTACCCGTATTGGCCAGCACCGGTACGGTAGCGGCGCAGTACTTTGGCGATAAATTTCAGCATGGCGGTTCACTAGCGGGCATTTTTAGCTGGTCAGTGGACGGCGGCGCGGGGCTAGACGACATTCTTGTAGCGGTCAGCACTGCAGGCGACGTGCTTGTGTATGCAGGTTCTGGGCCTGAAGCTGATGATTGGGCCATGAGAGGCATATACTACATCGGTGAAATACCCAACAGTGTGCGGTTCGGCACTGAGCAAGGCGGCGAGCTGTACCTGCTGTCTGCACTAGGTATCACCAGCTTGAGCGATTTGCTTAGTGGTGTCGACACCAGCGCCCTTAGCGCCGACATTCAAGGCGCGAGCATGGCCTATAAAATTGCCGGGTCAGTACGCGATCGCATGAAGAAAACCATTAATTTGCGCGGCTGGGAAGTGGCTACCATACCGTCTGAAGGCGGCATTCTAGTGACCTCGCCGCAGATAAACAATGATGCCCCTATTCAATACTTTTACAGCCTTGCTACTCGCGGCTGGGGTATATGGCGCGATATACCCCTTACATGCTTTTCAGAATATAAAGATAACATCTATTTCGGCACCGCAGATAACCGGCTAATGATCTTAGATGGCAACGTAGATGATGCGCTGCTATCACCTGAAAACGCCGCGTACAACGGTAACCCTATTGAATTCTCTATCCTGACCGCATTCAGCACGCTAGAGCTAGATGTAGTGTATAAACGTGTCAAGCTTATACGCCCTGACTTCCTTGCCGGGCGTAAGCCTGAACACAGCTCGTTAATACGCTACGACTTCAACATAGATGAAGGTTTAACTTTCGGCCTAACCGACTCTGGGGACTTACCTGTTATGGTATGGGACACCGGTAAATGGGATGAAGCAGTGTGGGGTTCAGAAAATGGCGCGGCATTCCCCTCTATCGGCGGCACATGGGGCTACGGGCGGTACATAGCGATAGCCACAAAGGGTAAAACTGAATCAGAAACGCGATTGATCGGGTGGGATTTAGTATTCGACGTGGGCGGGCCAATGCTGTGAATGTTATTTTTAAAGACCTTCACATAAAACACGACTGGCCATGGGTGCAGCAGCACCAAGACACGCTTGTGCTGACAGGGAACACTTGTGGTATCATAGCCGTAGATTTAAACACTCATGAAAAAGTAGCGGCGTGTATCATGGACACTTGGACTGCGAACAGTGTACACATACACCAAATACTGTTAAAACCTATGGTGTTGCGGTATCATTTTTTAGAGTGTTTGTTTAATTACATGTTTATAGCTCGCGATGTAGGGATAGTGTACGGCGTAGTGCCCAGCGATAACCCTAAATCTATTAAGCTGGCAAAGCACTTCGGGTTTACCGAACTGATGGTGCTGAAAGACGCTTGGGCTGTCGGAGTAGATAAAGTCATGCTAGAGCTTAAACGGGAAAACTGTCGGTATATAGCGCAACCAACACAAGAGAAGGCAGCATAATGAGTGAACTAGGCGAAGACATTTGGGGCGCAGACGGTAGAGGACTTTTTCGTGCCGGGCGTTTTGACCAGCGCGATGCGCACCACCCTAATTCTGTAGATGGCAGCTACTCTGGCGCCAACGCTTTTGACCCTGTTTTTGGCGTGCCTGACAGCGTATTGAACCCAACAGACATGGCAGGTAATTCTGTAGGGCCTGTTGGTGGCTATGTACGGCCTGAACAGACCTACACGGGCGCTACCGGGCACACTATGCAGGGCGACATTTCTACCCCTACAGGCGGCGGTTCGCCAATCCCTGTAAGCGACAACACTAGCTTAATGCAGATAGCCCGCCCTGATTTACAAGGGACAGGCCAAGCTGCGTTTCAAGCCAGCCAGTTTGACCAAGTAAATGCCCCAAGCACTCAAGCGCCAGTTCAGACAAGTAACTCCCCGTATGCGGGGCTTCCCGAAATAAAAAGCGCTAATCCACTAGCACAGAGTTTACGTAATTTTAACGCTGGGCGGACTGACAGGGCGCAGCAACAGCAGAATTTTAACGGTGTAAACGCCCCGATAGGGCCACCACCTAATGTTCCTACCGCTGGAGGTAGATAGTATGAAAAGTGGTGGTGGTGGTGGTAACGCGGAAGACGCAGCCAAAATAGAAGGCCAAGCTAGCGTACAGGCGAACAACGACGCTATTTACGCTAATAAAGGTGATACGTACAGTGCGTTCGGCAGCAACACTAACCAGCGTGAAATGGTTATCGACCCTGCTACCGGCATGGAACAGGTTAAGTGGACAAACCGCGAAACCTTGTCGCCTGAAATGCAGACCCTGTTTAACCAAGACATGAACATGAATATGGGTCTGGGCGCTACTGCCGGGGCCATGGACAGCCGTATAAACGATTCATATTCACAGGCGTTTAACTTAGACAAGTACGGTGGCCCCATAGCAGGCCCGCAGTCTGCAGGGCCTGTCGGCGGTAATGTCGACCCCACAACCGCCAATACCGGTAATAGAATAGGCAGAGAAACCGGTAACGGTGCTTTTTCATGGGATAGCAACAACCGAGGCCGGGCAGAAGACGCCGCTTACGCACGCTCAAAAGCACGGCTAGACCCTCAGTGGCAGCAAGACAGTGCAGCTTTCGACCGTAAAATGGCCAATCGTGGTATCCGCGCCGGTGATTCAGCGTTCGATTCAAGCCAGCAGAATTTTAATAACGGCAAAAACGATGCCTACGAAATGGCGCGTTTAGGGTCTGTCGATCAGGGCCGCATAGAAGATATGCAGTCCTATGGTCAGGGCAAAGGCACCTACGAAACCAACAAGGCTGCAGAAGCGCAGCGGTTTAACGAGTCAGAGCGTATCAATAACGACGCTAGGGCGACCGAAAATCAAGCGTTTACACAAGGCATAGCTTCGGGAGAAAACGCCCGAGCAGCTGATCAACAGTCTTACACCCAAGAAAGCAACACTAACGCTACGGCTAATGCGCTACGCACTCAGGGCATTCAGGAAGATTTGGCACTGCGCAACATGCCATTAGAAGAGCAGCAGCGGATACTGGCTTCGCGCAACGTAAGCGACATGGGCAGCACATACTCAAGCGGAGGTTAAGATGGGACTGGGATTAAACAACAACAAAGGCTACACGGCAACGAGGGCAGAAGTACCTGCCTATGCTGCGGCAGCTGCTAGACAGGCGCAAATGGACAACCAAGCTGAAATGCAGGCCAACGCATTACGCTCGCAAAACCTACTTGGCGCCGGTAAGCTTTACAATGCGAGTATGGGGGAGAACACCCCCATAGCTGATAAATTAGGCGAGTGGTTTACACCAACCCCTGACGCTGACCCTTTGGACATGGGAGGTAACACCGGTGATATTTACGGTGACCCGGCTGCTGACGCACTAATGGGTGCCGATACGGCGCCAGTGCAAGAGGGGCTAGGCTTAGCCGATGATCTAAGCGCTGCGGTGGACGCCACTGAAATGGCCACAGCAGCAGCAGATGGTGCTGGACTGGCGGCAGCAGTAGATGGTGCTGGACTGGCGGCAGGCGTTGGCAGCTCAGGCGCAGCCACTGCGGCAGAGCTTGCCAGTGTAGCGGGCATGGATTTAGGTTTAGGCAGTGCAGCTTCGGGCGCGCTAGGCAGCATAGAGGCCGCTGGCGCATTAGGCGCTACAGGCGGTGCAGCAGGCAGCGCGGGGCTTATGGCAGCGCTAGGCCCTATGGCGCCGTTTGCAATAGCCGCACTTTTATCTGGCAGTCTTTTTTAAAGGAAAAGCACCATGGCTGATCTACAAGCCTTATCACAGGCACTACGCGGCGGCTCACAGGGCAAAGCACAGCTTGCTGGCCTAGATGAGCAGTTCGAGCAGGCTAACGCTATGCGCAACGCTAAAGGCCCTCAAATCAGCCAGTATGGCACGGTATCCCCGCTGTCAGTGCTGGCGAATGTTGTCAACCAGTCACAAGGGCGCAAGCAGCTACGCGAGATGGCACCCCAACGAGCAGCAGCACGCCAACAAGTAGCCGGTGCAGAGAACCTATTCCCCTTATACAACGCAGGCGTAGCAGCTGATGCCGCCAAGCAAAGCCAAGCTAATACAGAAAGCAAAGCAGGCGCGCTGGTAAAAGCGGCGGCACTGAAAAACAGCAACGCTGTTGATGCGGCGGCACTGGCTGAAACCAATGCAATTGCAGCATCCGAGCTTACAGAAAGCGACGTAGTTGAACTGGTGAGCAACACAGATTCCACAGACGTAGTCCCTGTTCGTGAGTATGCGGGCAAATATTACGATCAGTTCACTGGCGAGCAAGTTTCTGGCGTAGGCTATACTAAGCGGGTAAAAAATGGTCGTGGCGGTAGTGGCGGGAGCAACGCAGGGAAAAGCCGCTTTAAGCTGAGTAAATCCACCGACGCCTACGGCAACACGGTTAAGACTTCCTATGATAAATGGGAGGACGTGGAAAGCTCACCCACTTTCGTAGACGGCACACCTTACAGTGTTGAAGAGGCTAAAAAGCGAGGCGGTATTCAGGCTGGACAGGCTGGAGCCGTAACTACAGCTAAAGAGACTGGCAAAGCCAACGTAAAAGCCTCTAACAGCGCGTATGAAGAAACTTTTGCCATTCGCGGCGCCATGCAGGAAATGGATAAAGGTTTAGACGCCCTTATAAATGGCGGTGCTAATACGGGCTTCTTTGCTAATATGATGCCCAATGTCCGAGCAAGCGCTGTTAAACTGCAAGCCGCTAAAGACCAAATGGCACTGTATGAAATCGGCAAGTACACCTTCGGTTCGCTATCTGAGGCGGAAGGCCGCTGGCTTAAAGATGTGGTCATCCCTACATCGCTGGACGAAGACGAGCTTATACCGTGGATGGAGCGAAAACGCGAAGGCATGAACCGTATGCTCAAGGTTAAAGAATTTGAGCAGCAAATGCGGGATAGCGGTTTAACGCCTACCCAGCAGGAAGTGGATGCCATACTACACAGTGGCGGTTTTAGTTTCTCCGATGGATAACAGACATGCCAACTAGAGAAGAAATACTAGCGCAGTTCACGGCGGGCGGCGCTGGTAGCCCCGCAGCAGAGCCGGGCGCAGATAGAAAAGCCATATTAGCTAAATTCACGTCCGGCAGCGCCTTCTCAGGGGAAGAGCCTACAGCTACCGCACCTGAGCGCACTATGGGTGAGGACATACGGGACGGCTTCGGCGCGTTTACACAGGGCATAACTTTCGGTGGCGGCGATGAAGTGGGCAGCGCGCTTACCGCTAGCCTTGCACAGCTTACCGGTGTATCCCCTGAAGGTGAGTCTTGGGGCAGCACTTACGATCAAATGATGGACATTAACAAAAATCAAAGGGCCGAATTTAGCGATGCTAACCCCGGCACGGCTTTAGGGCTGGAACTCGCAGGCGGATTAGCTACAGGCGGCGCGGGCGCTGGTAGAGTGCTAGGCTCACAAGCGGTAAAACAGGCACCCAAACTGATCAAAGCGTTAGCCCCTGTAGCTGTAGGCGCGGTAGAGGGCGGGATAGCTGGTGGTTTATCCGCTAATCAAGGTGAGCGCGTTAAAGGCGCCGCTATAGGCACGGCTCTGGGTGGCGGGTTTTCTGCTTTACCGGCAGCAGCGAAAAAGGTATTCGATACAGCAACTAAACGCCGTGTGGCGCAAGAGCTAGGGCAAGGTGACGACTTTTTACCCTTAAACCAAGCAGATCAAGGCGGTCTAGGCAACTTCTACCGCTCTGTAGTAGGGAAAACTTTTGGTGGGCGGCAAAACCTTATAGACCAGTCGGCGCCGCAGATAGGTACCGCAAACAGGCGCTTAGCGACGGCGGATGATCGCCTAACCTCTGTCCAAAACGCAAAAGCGGAATCTGTCCGACGCGGCAATAACCGTGTAGATAAAAGGTATGCAGGTAAAACTGCGCAAGCAGAAACGCTAGCGGAAGACAGTGTAAACGAAGCACAGCGCTTAGCAGACATGTCCGTTAACGATGCCACAACAAATATGACCCGTGAAGTTATCGAGTCAGGCATTCCCGCTAGTTTCCCTATTGAGTTAGCGGCGAAAATACGCGTTGCAGGGCCAGAAGAAGCCAACAGATTAATGACTAAAGGCTGGAAAGATCACGGCTTTAAATCAGTAAATAATAAGTCCTACGCCGCCACAGCGGAGCAGGTTAAAGACCACTTTATAGAGACCATAGGCCGTGACCCTGCCATGAAAGACGCCAGTGCCGGGTTTGAAAGCATGGTTGATGATATTTTTGAAACCTATAGCACTAAAAACGGGGAAATTTCCGGTAAGGCTATAATGGAACTGCGCAACGCCATGAAAGCCAAAAAAGGCGGCGATGGGCGGGATGCGCTAGTACCTGCAGTTTACGGTAAGATGGCCGATCAGCTGGACGTTCTTCTTAAACGGGGAATGACCGAAACCGAAGAATTAATGTTTGCAGACGACCTATCTAAGTACGGCGGTAAGAAAACCCTGTCGCAGTCAGTGTATAATGCGCGCACTTCACGCCAAGGGGTGCCAAACGAGGCCGATGTTATAGGTGCAGCGCGCACAGCGCGAGGTGGCCAGTATACACAGGGCCAAGGCATAGGGCAGCAAGCGGCAGAGAACGTGCAGCGAGCACAGCAAGCAGGCGCAGAAACTGTAGAGGCCGCTAAAGTTAACGCTAAGGCCGGGCTTAAACAGGCTAAAGCTAAAATAGCGCAGGGCAAGAGCGCTCTGAAACAAGGCAACAAGCGTACAGGCAACAAAGCAGTGCAGCGGGCTACGGGCAACCTAGACGCCGCAACAGCGCGGAAAAAAGCCCTAGATGCTACGTCACCGGCGGATAATGTATCGGTTTTCGAGCAACTTTTTGCTACAGGTTTACACGGGTTTGGGTATGGAGCGGGCAACTTGGTTAGCGGCACCACGTTAAGCCGGGGTATGACTTCACCTAATGCACAGCGGGCGCTGGCAGGGCAAACAGGCAAACAAAAAGCACTAGCAGAGATTCTTCGCAAAAACAGCGACAAATGGGATATGATAACCGCAGGAACGGGCGGAGCTGCAGGCACTCAAACAGACGAATTTTAGAGGTTACACCATGTCACGCAACGGAACAGGAACATACGCACTTCCTTCGGGCAATCCAGTAGCTGCTGGCGATGTGGCGGAAGCTGCTTGGGCCAACAGCACCATGGAAGACGTGCAGGTGGCGCTGACCGACAGCCTATCCAGAACGGGTAAAGGCGGAATGGCGGCAGGGCTTAAATTGCTAGACGGCTCAGTGTCCAACCCGGCCTTAACCTTCACTAATTTTGTTAACACCGGCATGTACGCGGTGAGCGCTACAGATTTCCGCGTAACCGTATCCGGTGTAGACCGTATGCGCTTTAGGGCGTCGGGCAACGGTGCCCAGCTATGGAATGCCGCGACTAGTTCGTGGAATGACTTACTTGTAGGCGGGGCGGCTTTAGCAGGTGTAGACGGCACAGTATCAGCGCCAGCGTATTCTTACGCCAGTGACACAGACACAGGCACCTACTTAGAAGAAGCAGGCGACGTTCGCATGGCGGTAGCCGGTGTTGATTCTATGCGCTGGCGTGATGGCGGGCAGGTGCCGCAAGTACAAACAGCGCTAGGGTGGGCCGACGTTTCCACTATACCGCCCCCTGAAGCACAGGTTACACTAGCCCAAGCGCAAGCCGCTGCTCTTTCATTTTAAGGACTACATACCATGGCCATTACAAATACAGCAGTATTTCCACAGAATCCAGTTATATCAACAGCGCTTGTTGTAGCCGCTGACGATCTCACTTCCGCCCCAGCCAACACCCTTTTGCTGGTTACGGCGGGTGTAAACGGTGCGGAGGTGTCTAGCGTAACCGCAGTGCCTCGGGCAACAGTGGCTGACTCATGTTTACACTTGTTTGTGAGCAAAGACACCGGGACTACCAAGATTCTTATCGGTAGCGTGCTTATGTCTTCGCACACTGTCGCAAACGATACCGCTATTCCTGTTACTGATTTCGGATACACTGAAACGCTTAGCATTCTGCTAGGGGCGAATGACCGTTTATACGCGGGCAGCGCCGTAGCACTGTCGGCGGGGCTTGCTTTTACAGCCTTGAGCGTAGACCTGTGAGTCGGATTGCTAAGCCTGTTAGGAAAACTCTTCGTGGCGCGGTGGGTGTTCCAGCTAGGTCTACTACGCCAATTCGCGGAGAGATTACCTTTGCCATCCCCGGCACATATACATGGGTAGTCCCCGCAGGAGTGCAGTCTATTTGTGCCGTGGCGGTGGCCGGTGGGGGCGGGTGTCAATGTGATATGGGTAATGCCTATTCCGCTTCTGGCGGAGGTGGCGCGCTTGCTTGGGCCAATAACCTGAAAGTAACCGCAGGCGACGAAGTAACCGTTGTTGTTGGAGCGGGCGGCGCGGGGTGGTCTGATAATGTAAGCTCGGGAACTACAGCGCTAATCGGAGGGCCGTCAAAGGTAACTTTAGGCGGGGTTGATATGCCTTCGGCGGGGGGAGGGAAAGCGGGTATTCGTTCAGGCAGTACAAACGCGCTCGGCGG